GCGAAGGAAAAGCAACTGATGAGGAAACTGGGGCTGATCGAGACACCACCGCAAATTGCAGATGAGGAGACCGAAGACGATGTCGAAGACCGTGCAGCCTGACTTCGCAGCCGAGCCTGATTACCTGACATTCACCTGTCCACTCACCATCGAAGCGGCCGGTGCCGAGAAGAGCGCCCCGTCATTCAGTATGGTCGCCTACTCGGGCGGGCTGATGCGCATCACCGGCTTCCCGCATCCTGTCGTCGTCGATCTCGAAGGACTCGGCGTCGAGCGGCAGGATATCCCCGTGCGGCTGGATCACAACCCGCGCCAGGGAGTCGGCCATACTGTCCGCGTGGCCGTCGAGAACGGACAGGTGATCGCAGAGGGCCTCGTCAGCCGCGACACATCGTGGGCACGCGACGTGGCGATCAGCAGCCGCAACGGCTTCCCCTGGCAGGCGAGCATCGGAGCAGCCGTCATCGATGCGGAGTTCATCCCCAACGGTGCGAGCGTGACCGTCAACGGCCGCACCTTCAGCGGCCCCATTCACGTGGTTCGCAAGTCGATCCTCAAGGAGATTTCATTCGTGGACAGCGGAGCCGACACCAGCACCTCCGCGAAAGTAGCCGCAAACAGAAAGGAGACTCAACCTATGCCGGATGAGAAGAATCAGGACACCGTGGTACACGACGACTATGGGCAAGCAGTCGGCGAGACCGCCACTGCCAAGAAGGAAGAGGAGGTGCACACGACAGACAACGGCACGCAAACCACCACTGAGAAGCCGGTAGAGAAGACGCCTGACACCATCACCGCATCCGCATCTGAACCCGATCCGCTTGTGGAATACCGCAAGAAGATCGCCGCCGAAGGGAGGCGCATCGAAGCCGTCCGCAAGATCTGTGCGGGCAAGCATCCGGACATCGAGGCGCGCGCCATCGAGGAAGGCTGGGATGAAACGAAAGTCGAGCTGCATGTGCTGCATGCGAGCCGCCCGCGCGTGCCGTCCGTCAACACCACACAGCGTCCGTCGGTACCTGAGGTTTTCGAAGCGGTCGCACTGATGGCATCGGGCATGCCGCTGCCGAAGATCGAGGCATCGTACAAAGAGCCTGTGCTCGAGGCTGCCGACAAGCTGCGCGGTATCGGCATCCAGGAGTTCTGCGAACTCGCGTGCGGGCAGCAACTCCCTCGCTTCCGACGCGACACCAGCGGTTGGCTGCAGGCGGCCTTCTCCACTGCGAGCCTGCCGGGCATCCTCTCCAACATCGCCAACAAGATGCTGCTGGAGGGCTACAATTACGTCGAGGACGCCTGGCGGCGCATCTCGAAGATTGCCAGCGTCAACGACTTCAAGGAGCATACCCGTTACCGGATGACGGGTAACTTCACGTTTGAGAAGGTTGGCCCCGATGGCGAGATCAGGCACGGCAGGCTTGACGAGCAGACCTTCGGGCAGAAGGCCGACACCCACGGCATTATGTTCGCACTGACGCGCCAGATGATCATCAACGACGACATGGGGGCCTTCACTGACATCCCGCGCCAGATCGGAATGGGGGCCGCCGAGGCAATCGCAGATGCCGTGTGGCTGCTCTTGCTGGGCAACCCGCAGCAGAGGGACGGCGAGAACTTCTTCTCCACGGCGCACAAGAACTATCTGGAGGGTGCAGACACTGCACTTTCCATCGATGGACTGACTTCAGCCGAGACGCTCTTCAACGAGCAGACGAAACCAAACGGCAGGCCACTGGGCGTCCCGCCGAGCGCGCTGCTCGTGCCGCCGGCACTGAAGGTTGCAGCCGAATTGCTGATGACCGCCATGCAGGTGAACGAGACGACCACGGCGAACAAGCCGAAGCCCGCCGACAACCCGCACCGGGGCAAGTTCAGCGTGGTGAGCTCGGTCTACCTCTCCAACCCGACCTTCACCGGCGCTTCGAGCAAGGCGTGGTACCTGCTGGCCGATCCCAACCGCCTGCCCGCCATCGAGGTGGCGTTCCTCAACGGCGTGGATCGTCCGACGGTTGAGAAGACCGATGCCGACTTCAACACGCTCGGTATCCAGTTCAGGGGTTACATCGACTTCGGCGTCCGCGAGCAGGATTGGCGCGGCGGGCTGAAGATGAAGGGCGAGGCGTAAGCTTTGCCACGAAGGGGCGGCTGATCCGGCCGCCCCGCAGCTTGCTTTCCAACAACACTTTCAGGAGAGTTCGCATATGACTCAGGCTCGATTCATCCACGACGGCGACGCGATTGACCATATCCCTTCCGCAAACGTATCGGCGGGCGACGTGGTAGTTCAGGGCGATCTCGTCTCGATCGCCAAGCTCGACATCCCGGCAAGCCATCTCGGAGCGCTGCACCGCGTTGGCATCTACGATGTCGTCAAGTCCACCGGCGAGATCAACGCCGGCGCGGCCGTCTACTGGCAGGCCAACGGCAATCCGGTCGGCGGCGAGGCGGGCAGCGGCGCCGCGACTGCGACAGCAGGCGGCAACAAGTTCATGGGCTGGGCGGTCAAGGCTGCGGGCAACAACGATCCCACCGTGCGACTGGCGCTCTTCGGCTCGCCTGCGATCACCGCCAACCACTACGGGCCGCTCAACAATGCAATCGCCGACCCCGGCGATGCCGAGGCGATCCCGCTGACCGCGAGTGGCACGGTGGCCATCGTCACCACTGAGGCGGGCGGAGAAACGCGCTCGCTGGCCGCCCCGTCATTCGTCGGGCAGGAACTGCTGCTCTACATGAAGACCGACGGCGGCGACGCGGTCATCACATGCGCGACCGGCGTCAACCAGACCGGCAACAACACCATTACGATGAACGATGCGGGCGACACGCTTCGCCTTGTCGCCATCGAGGTCGGCTCGAACAAGCGTTGGCGCGTTGTCGTCAATGACGGCTGCACGCTCGCGACGGTCTGAGCAACGGGGAAGTTTGATGTCTGACCTGCTGCGTAAAGGTTCTCAGTGGCTGGAGCAGATGCGAACGGCGCACTGCTCCAGCCCTGTCCGCTACGAACGCGATGGCGAGACGGTTGAGGTCAATGCCACCTACGGCAAGACGGACTATCAGCTCGCGTCGGACGCGGGAATGAACGTCGGCTCGCACGTATGGGACTTCCTGATACTGTCCGACGTGCTCTCGTTCACGCCGGAAGCGGGCGACATCATCGAGGCGGACGGCATCCGGTTCGAAGTGATGCCGCTGGGCGACGACATCAACGGCTGGCGGTGGAGCGATCCATATCGGGCGACCTACAGAATTCACACCAGGGAGATCGGCAGAACATGACCGAGTGCAGGAATATGATCCAGTGCGAGAAACACTTCGAAGTGATTCACGAGAAGCTCGACCGGCTTGATGAAGCCGTTCGCGGCAACGGCAAACCGGGCATCCAGCTTCGCCTCGACCGCCTGGAGGCGTCCGAACGCAGCCGCAGCCGTCTTCTGTGGTTGATCGCCGGGGCCGCGCTCACGCTGGCGGTCAACACGATATGGATGCGGCTGGTAGGAGGTTGAAATGTCGAAGAGATGGTTGAACGCAATCGACGTGCAAGAAGACAGCGGCAAGCTGATCGTCGAGGTCGCCCCGCTCCGCCGCCGTCACAAGCCGCGCATAGACGTGGTCAGTGTTTCATCGGCAAGCGCGAATCTGGGCAGCCTCGTTCCTCTCCAGGACTGGACGGCAGTCGTCACCATCCGTCCACATGCCGACGGCATCTTCATGGATGACGACACGATCGCCGACACCGGCACCGCCGATCCCCTCGGCATCAGTCCCATCGAGATCATCGGCGGCCGCGCCGAGCTTGGCGGCTTGCATTTCCGCACGGCCAGCGGCTCCGTGAAGATGACCGTAATGCAGGAGGGCTGACGCATGAGGATATTTCCGAAGGGACCGACCGAAGCAGACGTGCAGGCAAGAGTTGATGCAGCCATTGTGTCATTGCTGGGCGGAGCCAACTTCACTGGCGATGTGCACGCACCCGCCCTGAAAGTCGAACCGCTGCCGGGGCCTGATCGTATCACGAACGGGCTGTTCGAGACCTCTACAGGCTGGACGTTCGGTTCGGGCTGGGCGTGGATTGCCGGCGCGGCCCACAAAAACGCGAACGGCTCGGCGTCTGTCAGCCAGGCTTCGGTGATCCCCTATCAGGACGGCCAGCGCTACTTCCGCGTGAAGTTCACGGTCTTCGATCTCACGGCCGGTTCCGTTACGCCAACGCTTGCAGGCATCACAGGGACGTCGGTTTCCACCAATGGCGAGCATGAGGAGATCATACCCGTCGCGTGGTCGAGCGGTTCCGTTGCATTCACGCCGTCATTCAGCGCTCGCCTCAAGATCACCAACGTGGAGGTCAGAGAGGTGCAGGGTGGCGTGCAGCTTTCCCAAGCAGGAATGATCCCGACGATCTCAAACGTCTCGGACCTCGGCAGCCTGCTGAAAACCTTCGGCACCGTCTATGCGAGTTCGCTCTATGCCTCGCACGTGTATGCCTCATATCAGGCCGATGCATGGGAGATGCGCGGTTCGCGCCTCACTGCCTTCAACACCAGCAGCTTTGTGCCCGGAGAGGTCGTGCTTGGCTCCGGCTGGTCGCACGGCGACTGGCGGTTGAGGATGGATATGTACGATCTGGTCTTCGAGCAGTATGACTCCGGGACCTACGAATGGATAGAGAAGCACAGGATTCCTGCAACTGGATAAGGAGGCATCGATGACTTTGGCTCAGACCGAAAAGGAACAGCTCCGCATTTACATCTGCCTGGAGTTCCCGCGTGCGACGCCCGAACTTCTCGCCCGGATCGCAGAGCAGCCGGACGAGGAGATCAGGAAACGCCTCGCTGCCTTCAAACCGAAGGTGCTCGCGATGTTGGGGAGAGAGCTCGATGCATTGAAGTCGCGGCTGAACCAGGTGCAGGATATGATGGCGACCTTCGCAGAGTGAGGAGATTTTGATGCCGCTTGTAACGCAGATACCAGATGCCGTCGCCGCCGAAATCAACGCCGCACCCCAAGGCACATTCAATGCAGCGTTTGAGGCTCAAAGAATGGTGCTGCCATCTTTCGAACTCGCCGAACTCGCCGAACTGAAGGTGACGGTCGTGCCGAAAGCGGTCGAGATGACGGCCGCCTCACGGACGATGAGCCAGTGCGACGTGCAGATCGACATAGGCATCCAGAAGAAAGTCGGTAAGGAAGTCGACGCCGAAGTGGAACCGCTGATGGAGATTGTCGAGCAGATCGCAGCTTACCTTCGTGGTCGCCAGTTGCAGAGCTTTCCCAATGCCGCGTGGGTGCGTGCTGCCAACGAGCCCGTCTATGCACCTGATCATCTCGCGGAGCAGAGGGTATTCACCAGTGTGCTTACGTTGACCTACAGAGTGCTCAGATGATCCGCTTCGATTACGGGAAGATGTTCTTCGACAGCAAGGCGGTCATCAGCCGCGTGGACAAGGCCACACGCAGCGTCTTCTCGCGATTCGGCGCGTTCGTTCGCAATACCGCGCGCAAGAGCATCCGCAAAGTGAGCGGCAGGAAGAAGCTGCCCAGCCGTCCCGGACAGCCGCCGAAGAGCCGTAAGGGACACCTCAAGCGGTTCATCCTCTTCGGATACGATGCCGACCGCAGGTCGGTGGTCATCGGCCCGAAGGCGCTGGGGAGCAGGCCGCAGGCGCCGGAGGCGCTCGAGTACGGCGGCAAGTCGCGAGTGAACGTGTGGACAGGCAAGTGGGAAGGATACGGCAAGCCCGAACGTGCCAGCAAGAACGTGCACATCAGAGCACGCCCGTATATGGGGCCTGCGTTCGATAAAGAGTTACCGCAGTTGCCGCAGATGTGGCGCGACAGCATCAGGTGAAAGGAGACAACGCACATGCCGCAGCAGACTTTTGTTTTGGGTATGAACGCCGGGCTTTACCAAGGCCCGGCGGGTTCGGACGATCCGGCGACGATGAGCGAGGTCGACAACGTCCGCGATGTCAACCTCACGCTCGAAGCGGGCGAGGCGGACGTTACGACGAGGGGCAACTCCGGATGGCGGGCGACTGCGCCGACGCTCCGCGAATGCCAGGTGGAATTCCAGATGGTCTGGCGCCCGGGCGATCCGGTCTTCGAGGCTGTCAAGACCGCCTTCCTCACGTCGAGCACGGTCGCCTTGGCTGTGCTCGACCAGAAACGGAACGTCGCAGGTGCCCAGGGGCCGCTGGGCGACTTCTCGATCCTGAACTTCAGCCGCAATGAGGCGCTCGAGGAAGCGATTGTCGCGGACGTAACCGCGAAGCTCGCGCGGTTCGAGGAGTGGCACGAGATAGCAGTCGGCGCAGCCGAAGCCTCGTTCACTTTCACTCTGGCGTTGGCAAACGGCGCTCACAATCTCGACCTGACCGCGATCCCCTACGGCATCGGAACCTACAACGGCACC